TGAACAACCAGCTTGTAAGCAGAACAGATGCGGTTCCATATCAGGAGTTTGCCCGTCTAATTGGCAAAACACCTGCAGCAGTTAAGGGAATGATTGAGAAGGGTAAGCTGCCTGTGGTTGAGATGACCGATCCCCAATCAACCAGTGGCCGAGCAGGGGAATACTGGGTTTACCTTCCTGCATGGAATAAGGGCATGAAAATGGCCTATGACAGTCGTCCTAAAGAAATCCGCGACGGTTGGCTCATGTGGTTAGGATTGGGGGAGCCTGCTTAATGAATGAACCCCGCTGCATTGCTCAGTTACTCCGTAACGAAAGCCCAAACCCGATTAACTTCCACATCACACATGGTCGCGGTCGTAAGGGCATCATCATCCGCACCCGTAAGACGGGCATCCTTGCCGACTTTAAGCGCTATATCAAATCCCGAGGTTTAGCATTATGACGGTCATGACTCTTGCGTTAGTTCAAAAACAGCCTGTCGCTTTGCGTGTAGTTATTGGTAAACATCTTGCGAAGTCTCGTTGGCAGGATACCTGCGGCTTCTACAATCAACTGATGGAACGCGATCGCATGACTATCTGTTTTCATGCGCAGTTAAAACAACGTCATGCGATGACACGTTTCGAGGAAATGAACGACTTCGAACGCGAGCGCTTGGCTTGCGCGATTGATGAACTCCGGGGCGCATTTTCTAAACGTCGTCAGGTCGGAGCCAGTGAGTCAGCGTATATTGAGTTTTTAACCGTTGCTCAGCGCCGAACTTTATCTCTACATGCCGGATTAACTGAGCTTGAATTTAATCAGCCCTACTGGCGTATTGACAACAAAGATTGCTACTGGCGTGAAAAATTATTCCGTGCGTTACGTGAATTATTTAGTTTGTTTGAACATGCCCCGACGGTATTAACAGCGGTTAAGCCTGAGCAGTATTTGCATTAATTAAATACCAGTTTCTTTTAACGCGTTTAACTACGTGGGGCATCTTTTTATCTGGAGTAGGGCAAATGGAAAAGAGAATTTTAATTACACGCGGTAGCACTAAGGCTCTGCTGGCGCTTGCCTCAACTGAGGCGCAACTGGTCATGGCGACTCGTTTCGCATCAGCGCTTGATTCCCTGATAGCTCATATCTGTAAATCAGAAATGAATCGGACGGAAATCATCGAGCTGTTGGGGCAGGAGTCAGAAAAGCTTCATAACTTAATTTTAAATCAGCATTAAAACAGTAAGGGAATAAATGAGCATTAATATTGTAGTTGATAATAAGTACGTAATTACCAGCGATCAGTTTCAGTTCATATTGCAGGAAAAGAACTTCGGTAAGTCCGGAAAAAACGCCGGTAAAGAATGGCTCGATACTGTTGGTTTCTATCCGACTATTAATAAACTCATTTCGGGTCTGGTAGTACACAATATTTTTACAGGTGATGCTCGTCAATTTTCAGACTTAGAAGAGCAGGTCGAGCAGTTAGGTCAAAAATGTCTGGAAGCATTCACCGCTAATGGCCGTTGAGACTCGGGGGCGCATCGCCCCCTCGCCACCCCCGCAACTACCAAAAGGCACCGATGATAATTTCGTCGGTGCTTATCCGTGGAACAAACCCGGCAAGGCCGTTGGCCGCGACAGACCCCTTACACGTGCCGAACTCCGTCAGGTGCAAGGTGTTTTAAATCGGATTGACCGCCTGCCGTTTTTCCTGCAAACGCTGTTTACCTCGCGTTATAACTTCATCCGCCGCACAAAGAGCCCGTTAGGTGGACTGTACTTCCTCAAAAATACTTTTGAGCGGAAACTGCTGCCGCGTCTTGAGCGCGTTAATGAGCTGTGCGGGATGAATGAATCCGCCTCGATTGGTTTCCTGTCAGAGCGTGACGAGTATGCGCGCCTGCCTGATATGAATGACAAAGAACTCAGGAAATTCTCGGCCAGAATTGCCGCGCAGCTCTGGAGTAAATACGAGGAATTAAGCGACGCATGGGCAGAGGCGCACGGCGGCAAAGATACGCTTTTCACTGACGAGGCCCAGGCGCATTTATACGGTGAAGTTGCCGGTGTCGCGCGCGCATTCAACTTAACCCCGCTTTACTGGAAAAAATACCGTAAGGGTCAGATGACGATCCGCCAGGCATTTTCCGCTATTTCCCGTCTGATAAAAGATGAGTGGTGGGTTAACCAGCTCAAGGCTCAGCGCATGCGCTGGTGTGAGGCGCT